GATTCGCGACGTGGCAACACGCGGCAGGCAACCGGTGTTAGACGAGATCAAGCAGCGGGAGATCCTGGCCATCCTCACGGTCGGGTGCAGCCGGCGGGCTGCCGCCCGCTACGTCGGCTGCGCGGTCTCCACGATCCAAAACACCGCCGAGCGCGACCAGCGGTTTGCCGAGAAGCTGCGGCGGGCGGAGAACCAGCACGAGCTGACCTACCTGCGGAACATCCAGCAGGCCGCCAAGAAGCCGCAATACTGGCGGGCGGCGGCCTGGGTCTTGGAGCGGGTATTCCCGGAGAAATACGCCCGCCGCGGGCCGGAGGTGATTACCGTCGACCAGATCAGGCAGGTGTTGGCGCAGTTCGCCGAGATCATCGTGGTGGAGGTGCCCGTGGCCAAGTACCGCCAAAAGATCCTCAGCCGCCTGGAGGCCTTGACCAGGAGTCTCTACCGGTCGCCCCAACCGGAGGCCACCGACCATGAATGATGAAGCATTAGTGGCAGACTGCCCGCTCAGGCCCGAACAGCTCGGGGGGCTGGTCACGACGCTGCGCAACGAGCTGGCACGCAGGCACGGGCACGCCAGGCGGGCGCTGAGCGGTCGCAACGGGACACTGGACCTGCTGGCCTGGGGCGGAAAGTACCTGCCCGACCACTTCATCCGGCCGCCCTCGGACATGCACCGCTGGCTGGCCGAACAGTTGGAGGGGATGCGGGCGGCCCGGGGGACCAAGCTCAACGTACTCGGGCCACGGGGTGGGGCCAAATCGACCATCGGCACCCTGGCCTATCCGCTCCGCACCGCGGTGGAACGACTGGAACCTTACATCTGGATCGTCTCCGACACCAAGCACCAGGCCGCCGCCCACCTGGAGAACATCAAGGCCGAGTTGGTTGGTAACCCGCGGCTGGCTGCCGACTTTCCCCAGGCCGCCGGCCAAGGTCCCGTCTGGCGGAGCAACTCGATCGTGCTCCGCAACGGCGTGACCATCGAGGCCTTCGGCACGGGGCAGCGGATTCGCGGCCGCCGCCGCGGGGCCCATCGCCCCACGTTGATCATCTGCGACGACCTGCAGAACGACGGGCACATCGCGTCGGCCTTGCAGCGCGAGCGGTCGCGGACCTGGTTCCACGGGACGCTGATGAAGGCCGGCACCGGACGGACCAACGTGGTCAACCTGGCCACCGCCCTGCACCGCGAGGCGCTGGCCGTCGCGCTGCACGAGACGCCTGGCTGGAACTCGCGGATCTTCCGGGCCATCCAGCGCTGGCCCGATCACATGACCCTCTGGCAAGAGTGGGAGGCGCTGTACACCGACGTCCGCAACCCCCGCTACAAGCAGGCGGCCTGGAGCTTCTATCAGCAACACGGCGCAGCGATGGTCGCCGGCGCCCGCGTCCTTTGGCCGGAGGAGGAGGATCTTTATGGGCTGATGTGCATGCGGGCCGAGAGCGGACATACGGCCTTCGAGCGGGAGAAGCAGAATTCGCCCGTCAACCCGGAGCTGTGCGAGTGGCCCGAGGCGTACTTCGACGAGACCATCTGGTTCGAGACCTGGCCGGAGAACCTGCTGCTGAAGTCGCTCGCGCTGGATCCGAGCAAAGGCAGCGACTCCCGGCGGGGCGATTACTCCGCGCTGGTGATGCTGGGCGTGGACCGGCAGGGAATGCTGTACGTCGAAGCCGACCTGGCGCGCCGACCGACGCCGCAGATCGTGGCCGACGGCGTGGAGCTGTACCGAAAGTTCCGGCCGGACGTGTTCGGCATCGAGGCCAACCAGTTCCAGGAGCTGTTGGGCGGGCAGTTCGAGGCCGAGTTCCGGCGGCAGGGGATCCTGAGCGGGCGGCCGTTGCCGCTGGAGAACCGGACCAACAAGCTGGTCCGCATCCGCCGGCTGGGCCCGTATCTGGCCGGCCGGCGGCTACGCTTCAAGAGCAACAGCCCGTCCACGCGGCTGCTGGTCGAGCAACTCAAGGAGTTCCCCGCCGGCGACCACGACGACGGTCCCGACGCGGCCGAGATGGCGATTCGCCTGGCCGCCGACCTGCTCCAAGGCCGGAGGGTCAACGACGGGTTGGGAAGTCGATTGCCGGTGGGGTGAGGGGGAATGCTGAATGCAGAATGATGAATGCAGAATGATGAATGCAGAATGATGAACACTGGCACGGCGCGTAAGCCGTTTAGCCCGGATTATTCATACGGGTGCCACGGCCGTGTCGGCCGTGTGACTGTGGGCAAATGTGAAAACTTGGAGCACGGCTGACACAGCCGTGGCACCCGACAACCAACTGAACCACGGTCCGATGAATAATCCGGGTTTAGCGGCCGCCGGCACGGCGGCCAGAATCTGAGCCACACACAACCCATCGAAAAGGAAACCAGATTATGGAACAAAGCCACGTGACCGATCAGCCCAAATCGAACGGAACTGCCGGCCCGGCGGTTGATCCGCGCCTCAGCCGGCTGCAACGGCGACTGCTGGAGGCCTTCGACGAACTCTGGGACAACTTCGTCGATCCGGCCGACGCGCTTTACGACGAGGACGGCCTGCGCTGGACCCAGCTCGGCGGTGAAGGGATGCCCGGCTCGGCGGCAGAGTGTTCTTGCGTCGACCAGCAGCAGCTCGGCGAAGTGCGTGCCCAATGCCGGCTGCTGGCACTGACCAACGCGTTCGCCATCAACGGCCACGAAAACCGCGTCAACTACATCGTGGGCGCGGGGCATACGTACCGGGTCAACGCGAAGAAGAACCAGACCGTCCCCGAGCAGACGCTCGGCGAGGTACAGGCCGTGCTGGACGAATTCGACCGCACCAACAAGTGGCACCAGCGGCAGCAGGAGATCGTGCGGCGGAAGGACCGCGATGGGGAATGCTTTCTGCGGCTGTTTGCCACCGCGGACGGGACCACCCGCGTTCGCTTTGTCGAGCCCGACCAGGTTGCCACGCCGCCAGAGTGGGCCGGCGACCGGGCCGCCTCTTACGGCATCCAGACCGATCCGCACGACGTGGAGACCGTGTCGGGCTACTGGGTCGACGGCGCGCTGATCGACGCCGCCGAGATCCAACACCGCAAGCTGGGCGTGGACGCCAACGTGAAGCGGGGCCTGCCGCTGTTCTACCCGGTGCGAAAGAACCTCCGCCGGGCAGAAAAGCTGCTGCGGAACATGAGCGTGGTGGCCGAAATCCAGTCGGCCATCGCCCTGATCCGCAAACACGTCTCCGCCACCGCAGCCGGGCTGGAGCAGTTCGTCCAGAACCAGGCCGACTTGAGCGTGACCAGCCAGAGCACCGGGCGGACCAGCCACTTCAGGCGTTACGCACCCGGCACGATCCTGGACGCCATGGCCGGCACGGAATACGAGTTCCCGGCCGCCGGCATCGACGCCAGCCGCTTCGTGGTCATCCTCCAGGCCGAGCTCCGCGCGATCGCCAGCCGACTGGTGATGCCCGAGTTCATGCTCAGCAGCGACGCCTCGAACGCCAATTACTCTTCGACCATGGTGGCTGAGGGCCCGGCCGTGAGGATGTTCGAGCGGCTCCAGCACGACATGCTGGAAGACGACCTGGAGCTGATGTGGCGGGTGGTCCGCCATGCCGTGGAGGCGGGCCGGTTGCCGGCGGAGGTGCTCGGCGCGATCGAGATCCGCGGGATCTGCCCCACGCTGGCCGTCCGCGACCGGCTGCGAGACGCCCAGGCCGACCAGATTCTGCTGCGCAACGGGGCGATGTCGGTACAGACGATGGCCATGCGCCACGGGCTGGACCCGGAGCAGGAAGAGCAGTTGATCGGCCGGCGTGAGGGGCGCGATCGGTAGGCCAATCTTGTACGCCCATGATCGGCGACTGAGTGGACCCACATAGAGAGTTGTGCTCATGGTGTGTGCCACTGCTTCGCAGAAGCAGTGCTGACCGGCAAGCATACCCGCACTGCTTGCCTGGCGGCAAGCAGTGGCACACGTCGTCTCGGCTTGAGTGTCCGTGCGGGTTCACCTAGCGGCCGGCCAACAACTACTCCCCTCTCCCGCGTGCGGGAGAGGGGCAGGGGGTGAGGGCAGCGGCCGGTGAAAACACGAAGTTGTTGTTGGACGGCCGCTTAGGCTCGTCAAGTGTCGCTGTTTGCGGCGGGCGACTTGTCTCACGAAGGGAGCCTCGGGGTGACAGACAGTTGTCACCCCTTTCGCTCCGCTACGGCGAAATTCCCGCCGGGGTGACAGACTCTGTCATCCCGATCCTTAGACTCCTCCCATCTTTCCCACCTGTAACTGCTTGAGTTCAAGGATGCCGGGGCAGTGTGCGCGCTTTGAGGTCGGAAATGAGTCCGGCCGAAATCGCCCCTCCCACATGGATGCCCGGGGGACTCTGGCCGGCCCGCAGTCGGGCCGAGGTGAGGTTTTGCCTGGGGGAACGGCGGGAAGTAGAGCGGACCACGCTACGGCTGTTCGGCAGATTACTACAACGCTGGGAGTACGCGGGCCTGGCCGGCGCACCCGACGACGCCCGCGTGGAGCTGGGCACCTGGCAGGACGAACTATCTCTGGAGCTGGGCGATTCGCGTGAGGGCCAATACCGCGGGTATCTGTACGTCCGCCGCCGCGGGCCTGCGCTGGTGATGTTCAACGCGGGCCTTCAGATCCTTCACAGCGGGATGCAGCGGTGGGGATGGGGGCTGCGGGTCTTCCACCGGCAGCTCGAAAACGCCACGGTTTTGGGCATCGCACGCATCGAGGCCGTCGCCGGGCGGCGCGACGACGAAAACGGCTATTACACCTGGCCTCGCTTCGGGTTCGAGGGTCGCTTGCCCCGGAAGATCCAAGCGAGGTTGCCACCAAGCCTGGCATGCGCCCGAACGGTGCTCGATCTGATGGAATCTGACCACGGCAGGCTGTGGTGGCAGCGGCACGGCTGCACGATTCGGGTGGTGTTCGACCTGGCCGACGGCAGCCGCTCGCGCGAGGTCTTCCGGCGATACGTTGACGAGAAGCTCCAGGGCGTCGGTGCCGATGTTGTGGCGGCGGGTGGCTGGGATCGACGGGCACCAACGCAAAGCGTTGGTCGGTGAGCCCCCAGACCGCTGGATTTCCGGGGGCTCGCCGACGCTCAACCCCGGCCACCCCACGCCAGACCATCCGGACCTGGAACTATTGAGGTGGCCAAAAAGAAGACTTGAAAATCCGACGGTGATGTTGTATGGTGGTGCTCGATGATCACGCCAGCCAAGTCACCGGCAAACGCGCAGAAGGTCACGCAGCTCGAGCTGGCATTGGCCGAGATCCTCGCGGAGGCCCTGCGGCGCGGTTTCTTCGGCACGGCCGCCGTCGAGTTGAGCGTTCAGGACGGGACCATCCAGCACATCCGGCGGAGAGTGGAACGCATCGAGCGGTAAGGGGAGTGTGCCGAAGCGGCAGTTGGACGAAACGCCGTCTTGTACTGCAAATTGAGAAGTGCAAATTGAAAACTGCAAATTGCCTGACCACCTCACACGATCAGGCGATTTGAAATCTGCAATGTGCAGTTCTCAATTTGCAGTCCTCCCCCGCCCATGACAGCGGAGGTTTTCAGGCAAGCCAACGTGCTGCGAGTCTGCAAGGCAGACGACGTTTTGACAGGCATCTGAGAGAGCTCGTCTTCGGGCGGGTATCTGCAAGAGCCCACGGCGAACCACGGCGGTTCCCGGCGGGCTTCTTTTGTTTTCCATACGCGGAAGGAAAGGCAATGACCGAAACGCTCCAGGAGTTCTTCGATTCGCGCGGTGTAGCCGTGCGGGTCGATCGCCAGGCGGGGGTGATCCGGGGGGTGAAGATCCTGGGACTCCAGTCTCACAACGGGCGGAGCTACCTGCCCGAGGCGCTCGTCCGGGCCGCGGGGCTCTACGAAGAGGCCAAGGTCAACGTAAATCATCCCAAGGGGAATCCCGGCGGCCCGCGCGATTACCAGGACCGCATAGGCGTGATCCGCAACGTGGCCGTTCGCGCAGGCGAGGGCCTGTTCGCCGATTTCCACTTCAATCCCAAGCACGCCTTGGCGGAGCAGCTCGTCTGGGACGCGGAGCACGCCCCGGAGAACGTCGGCTTCTCGCACAACGTCCAGGCCCAGACCCGGCGCCAGGGCGACCGCCTGGTCGTCGAGGCGATCACCAAGGTGCAGGGCGTGGACCTGGTGGCTGATCCGGCCACCACGCGGGGGCTGTTTGAGTCGAGCGGGAGTGACGGCGTAGGCAGCGGAGCCGACACGGTGGGGGAGGAGGACGGTCCTGATACCGGTGACGCCGCGGTGGAAGGGGACAGTCCCATTTTCGCTGCGCGAAAATCGGGACAGTCCCCGGCGCGAGAATCGGGACAGTCCCCAGGTGGTTCCCTCGTGCGGCCCAGCCTGTCGCTGGACGACCTGAATCGCGACTATCCCGAGCTGGTCGAGGCCGTCTGCCGGGAGCAGGCCGGCGAGCTGAGCCGGCTGCGGGCCGAGGTCGAGCGGCTGCAGGCCCGGGAAGCGGTCCACGAGAAGCGGCTCTTGGCCAGGCGACTGCTGCGGGAGTTCAACCTGCCCGATCCCGACGCGGCCGACCCGCAGGCCCGATCGATCGTCGGCGACCGCTTCCTGGAATCGCTCCTGGCTGCCGAGAACGAGCAGGCGATGCGGGAGCTGGTTCGGGAGCGGACGGAACTGGTCCGGAGCCTGGGCGGGACCGAGCCGCTGCGCAGGGGACTGGACGGCAGGCCGCTCTCGCGCGATCAACAGCTTTTTCATGGTCCCACGAGGCTCGATACCAAGGCCTTTGTTGAGGCCATCACCTGAAGCAGAAGGGTTGAGAGTTGAGGGTTGAGGGTTGAGGGGGGAAGCGGCGCCGAGGGATTAGGACCTGTCCCAAGGTCCCCTCACCCCCGGCCCCTCTCCCCGCAAGCGGGGCGAGGGGAGAGCACTCCTTCGCCCTAAACGGGGCGAGGGGAGAGCACTCTGAAATTGGCAGTCCGGCCGCACCCTCTCAACCCTCAGCTCTCAACCCTCAACCCTCAACTTTCAACCCTCAACTCTCAACCCTACCCTACGGGAGACCTACCCAGTGAGTGACAAGATGCGTTGGAGATACGGGGACACCAACCCCGTGGTGGCGGCCGTCGATTCCGCCACGGTGATCGAAATCGGCGATCTGGTATGGCTGGATACGGACGACGCCAAGCCGGCCTCGGCCCAGGCCGACCAGGGGAGCGAAACGGCCAACCAAGACAAGTTTGCCGACAAGTTCCTGGGCGTGGCCATGCAGCGGAGCCGCAGTGGAGACACGTCCCCGATCCGCGTGGCCACCACCGGCGTGTTCGAGCTGGATTGTCCCAGCGGGACCTTCGAGCTGGGAGACCTGCTGGGGGCGGATGAAAACGCCGCCGGCAACGCCCTGCTCAACCAGCAGGTGGCCAAGGTCACGGCCAGCCGGTACGCGATTGCCCGGGTGGCCAAGCGGGAGGCCAGCGCCGGCACCAGCGTGCTGGTCGACGTCCGCTCGACCGTGATGGCCGGCGGCGTCGAGGGGAGCAGCCCCAGCGGCGTGTGAGGTACGAATCTGTTTAACGCTTAAGGAGACCAAGACGTGAGAGCGATCAAATATCGCGAGCTGAAGCAGATGTACGACAAACTCGGCCGTGCCGAGTGCGTCAGGCATCTCACCGAGGCCCTCGGGCAGGGGCAACTGAAGCCCGAGGATTTCAGCATCCGGGAGCTGGCCGAGGTCACGGTCGGCCCCGAGCAGGTCCGGCAGATGGATCCCCGCTACGGCGGCGTCGAGCTGCTGGAGGCCGGCGAAGGCGTCGACGTGACGGCCTTCTCCAACATCACTGGGCAGGTGGTCCGCTCGAAGATCCTGGAGAGCTACACCCAGGAGGCCTTCGTCGTCTCCAGGCTGGTCGACACCATCCCCACCCGCCTGGACGGCGAGAGAATTCCCGGCATCGGACGGGTCAGCGACAAGGTCGCCGAGGTCCGGCCGGGCATGCCGTATCCCAGCCTGGGGTTCGCCGAGGACTACATCGAGACGCCGCAGACGACCAAGCGCGGGTTCATCGTGCCGGTCACCAAGGAGGCCGTCTTCTTCGATCGGACCCACCTGATCCTGCAGCGGGCGGCCGAGGTGGGCGAAGTCCTGGGCCTGAACAAGGAGAAGCGGCTGATCGACGTGCTGATCGGCGCGACGAACAACTACAAGTGGAAGGGCACCGCCTACAACACCTACTACTCCTCGGGCGGCGGCGGGCCGTGGGTCAACGTCACCGACGACGAGCTGGTCGACTGGACCGACGTGGACGCCGCCGAACAGCTCTTCGCCGACATCCTCGACCCCAACACCCAGGAACCGGTGCTGGTGAAGGCCACCACCGTGCTGGTGATGCCGGCCTATCGCCACGCAGCGCACCGCGTGTTCAACGCCGCCGAGATCACCTACACCGCGGCGGGCGCAGAGACGGCCGCCACGGCCGCCAACCCGCTGGGTAACTACCGCGTGGTGGAGAGCCGGCTGGCCTACCGCCGGATCATCGCCTCCGGGGAACCGGCGGCGGACGCCAAGAAGTGGTGGTTCATCGGCGATTTCAAGAAGGCCTTCGCCTACATGGAGAACTGGCCGATCACCGTGACCCAGTCTCCGCCCAACAGCGAGGCCGAGTTCAACCAGGACATCGTGCTGCGGTTCAAGGCCAGCGAGCGTGGCGCGGCGGCGGCGATCAACCCGCGCTACGTCGTCAAGAGCACCGGCGCCGGCAGCGGCAGCGGCGCGTAGGCCGCCTAGGGGTCGGGGGCGAGGGGCCAGGGACCAGGGATCAGCGGCGGGTGGCTGGGGTCGAACGGAGTGAGGCCCCAGGACGCCGGGTTTCCGGGGGCTCGCCGACGCTCGACCCCGGCCACCCCAAATCGGGCCACCCCAGATAGAACCAGCCGAACTTGGAACCAATGTCAGAGGAGCCACCACGATGGCAACGCACACGGAGCTGTTTGAGTTGTATGCGGATTCCGTCCTCCGCAACAGGGTGGAGGTCGCCTTGATTCTCGCGGCGGAAGCTGTCCGCACCGAGGATCCGGCCACGCCCAATCACGCCGCGCGGCTGGCGTGGGCCAGGGAAGTCTTCGCCAACCCCCAAACGTGGCTGATGCCGACGTTTCGGCTGCTGCTGGCGGCCAACCAGGGTGAAGAAGCCGCCCAGATCACCGCCGCCAGCGACGCGCTGCTGGTGGGCAAAGTGGCCGAGGCGGTGGATTTCTTCGCGCCGGAGGTGGGCAGTGGCCAATGAAGTCTTAGTCAAACAGGGCGCCGGCAAGGTCTGGAAGCAGAGCGGCGGCGATTACGCCATCACCTTGGCGAGCCTGGCCGACGGCGCCGGCCGCTGCGGGGCCGGGGGCGACCTCGGGGCAACCTTTGCCGCCCGCTACGCCGTCACCCTGCAACTGAACCTGGACGTGGCCCCCACGGCCGGCAAGACGGTCGAGCTCTACTGGGCCGCCTCGCGCGACGGCAGCACCTTTCCCGGCGGGGCCACCGGGACCGACGCGGCCTACAAGCCGGGCGAAGTCGACGAGTGGAAGAAGCAACTGCTCTTGATCGGCTGCCTGGTCGTGACCAACGACGCCGAAGCGGTGGTGCAGACCCAGGTCTTCGTCTTCTCTCCGCCCGCCCGCTACGGCTGCCCGGTGGTCATCAACAAGGCGGGCCAGGCCCTGGAAAACAACGACAATTCGCACCGGATCACGCTGACACCACTCGTTGACGAAGTGCAATGAGAGTTGAGAGTTGAGGGTTGAAGGTTGAGGGTGTAGTACCCACCGCCTCACCCCGTCACCCCCTCACCCCCTCACCCCCTCACCCCTGTCCCCTACCCATGATCGCCGTACCAGCACAGACTCCGAGTTACGCCCAAGGCCTCGCCCGCCACCGCGGTGACGCTGCTTGCCCGGGACTGTGGGACGGGCTGGTTGGCCTGTGGGCGCCGTGCTTGGGGCCCACCGGACTGACGTTGCGGAACTTCTCGCCGGTCGGCCAAATCCTGGAGGGCACGCTGACGAACATGGCCCCCGGCGCGGATTGGGCGGCCAGCGCGTGCGGTTGGACGCTGAGCTTTCCTGACAGCACGGACTACGTGGTCGTGCCGCACGCTGCGGTGTTGATCCCGCCGCAGGTCAGCGTCCGTGTCCTGTTCAAGACCCCCGCCACGTTCGGCACCACGAATGTCGTGATCAGCAAGGGTGATAGCGCGATCACGCGGGTCGATTACGACCTCTACTACAATTCCGGCGGTAATCTGTGTGCGCGGTTTTACAACGGCAGTTGGCGCACTCATTGGGTCTTGTCGGTGATCTCCCCGGGCACCTGGTATGACGTGGTATTCAGCTTCGACGGCGAGCGGGCCAGGATCTGGCTGAACGGCCGACTGGAGATCGACGAGCCGGAAACAAGTACAAGACCGCAAACCAGCGGCAACCTCTACCTGGGCAACTATTCGCTGAACCAGACGTTCTCCTTTCGGGGACAGCTTGCACTGGCCCAAGTTTGGGACCGCGTCCTGGTCACTGGGGAGGTCCAGCAGATGTACGCCGACTGCCTGGCCGTGTTACGCCTCCGCCGCCGCGCGCTGGGGAGGTTACCGGCTATCGGCGGTCCCTATCACGTCACGGCTCAGGACGTTTTCCACGTGGGTGCCACCCTCGGGGACGTGTTCCGCGCCGGTACCGCAGAAGGCGAAGTATTCAACACCGGCAGTGTCATCGGAGAGTGCCATGGTTGCAGCGGCTGACACATACGGCACGGCGCTGAAGAACGGCTCGGCAACCTTGCTGGCCCGAGTCGTCGGCAAAGACGGCGCCCACATCGTCCAGGCCGACGTCGCCTCGGCCAAGTATTCGGTCTATCTGCTCGACGACCAGGACCCGGACAGCCGCGCGGCCGTGAGCGGCCACAGCGACGCCGCCCTGAACGTCTCCGACCTCGTTTTCAATACGCTTCAGAACGATCCGCTGTGGACGGTGGACGAGACCGGCTACAACCTCCGGCACGTGCTGGACGTGACCGAGCACCAGGCATTCACGGTGGCCGGGCGGCGGTTCCTGGTGGAGTTCGCGCTCACGCCTAACAACGGACAAGTGATTTTGGTCCGCTTCCGCATCAACGTAATCTGAGGTAGGCCATGCCCAGCGACGCCCAGCAGATCGCCACGATCAAGACCCAGACCTTGGCCCGCATCGCCGAGATCACCGCCCAGCCCAAGCCGACCTACAACGTCGACGGGCAGATGATCGCCTGGGGAGACTACCTGCAGCAGCTCCAGCAGACCGTCGACTGGTGCAACCAGAAGCTGGCCGGCGAGGAGCCCTTTGAGCTGCAGAGCCGGGGATATACCTGAGAAATGACGAAGCACGAACGAAAGATGACGGTAGTTCCGAGTCTGGGGAAGGGGTGGCTGGGGTCGAACGCAAGTGAGCCCCCAGACCCCGGACTTCCGGGGGCTCGCTGGCGCTCGACCCCGGCCACCCGACGCGGAGTGGAGGACCCATGACCATCAGCTTTGACCCCGACGGCGACTTCGCCGAGGTGCTGGACGGCCTGGAGACCGTGACGCTGCGGCGCCGCGGCTGCGGTGAGGCCACGGTCGTGACGCACGCGCTGCGCCGCGCGGCGACCAGCCGCGAGCCCACGCTCCATAACCGCTACAACACGCAGAAACAGGTCCCCACCGGCGGCCTGCACACGGCCAGCGAGGTTAGTTGGCATCTGCCCACGGAGCAGCTCAGCGATCCGCCCCGGCTGGGCGACGCGATCGTCGACGGCGATGGCCGGCGGTGGACGATCCTCGACGTGCAACTGGCCACGCTGCGGACCCGCTGGCAGTGTGCCGCCTGCAACCTGGCGGTGGTCTACGGGCTGGACGACACCGTGACCATCCTCAAGGCCAGCTATGCCAAGGGTGACGGCGGGGCCGCCGAACCGACCTGGCGCCCCTGGAGGACCGGTATCCGGGCGAGGATCCAACCTGCCGCGGCCAACGTGGGCAGCGGCCAACAGGCGCGGCGGACCACTCGCCGGTATCAGGTTTTCGTCGAAGAAGACGTGGCGCTGGACCACAACCATCGGATTCAGGGACCCGACGGAACCATCTACAGGGTCCGCGCCAGCTTGGGCGCCGAGCGGATCGGAGAACTCCAGACCATCGATGCGGAGGTAATCAGCTAGATGAACCTGGCCCAAGTCATTCACCAGCGCTGGGCGGCCGACGGGGCGCTGAGCGCCCTGCTGCCGGCGTCCCGCCTGTATACCGGCATGAGCGTCGACCCGACGCCGCCCTACGCCGTGATCACCAGGCAAAGCGGCCGGCCGCTGGCCGTCTTCAGCGACGGCTCCGCCGTAGATCGGGTCGGCGTCCGCGTGCAGGTGTTCCACGACAACTACGACGCCGGCGCGGCCGTCGTGCACCAGCTCAAGGCGGCATTCCACCTGGCCGAGTTTGCGCTGGCCGGCAGCGACAAGGTGATCGGCATGCAGCGGTCCAACGACTTCGAGCGCCAAACCGACGACGGCCTGTGGCAATTCGTGGTCGACTTCCAGTGTACGGTCTATCTGGCATCGGGGGTGTAAGATGGGTTTCAAGGCAGAAGTCAAGGCGTGGATCGGCTGGAACTGGAGCGACGGGGCCGTCGACAGCCAACGGCTGGACTACGCCGAGCGGCTCCTGGACGGCAACGGCGACAACCAGGCCGAGGCCGTCTGGCACGCCGAAAACCAGACCCTAGCCGACGCGGCATCGACCACGCTCGACCTCAGCGCGCTGACGCGGACCATCCTGGGCGATCTGCACACCGTGACCTTCCTTAAGGTCAAGGCCCTGCTGATCGTCAACCAGGGCACCAGCGGCGGCCAACTGCTCGTCGGCGGCGCCGCGGCCGACGAGTGGTCCGCGCCGTTTGGCGCCGACGGCGACCAGATTGTCGTCCCCCTGGACAGCCCGCTGTTGCTGGCCAACCGGCAGTCCGGATGGAACGTGGACCAGACGAACAGGAAGCTGAAACTGGCCGCCAGCGGCGGCGGCGTGACCTACTCGATAGCCATCGTGGGCACGACCACCGCCGCGGGTTCCAGCTCGGGGGCGTAGGCGTTCGTGCGAAGATCCGTTGTGCAGCTCAACGAGTTGTAGGAGGCGACTCCAGTCGCCGACGAAAGGAGTACTTCGCGCACCGGTCGGCGTCTGGAGACGCCTCCTACAGTGCCGCAATTGCACAAGTTCGTAAGGGGCAATTTTGCAGGGGAAGAAGGCGACATGACAATCGCGTTCAAGGAACTCGCCGGTTCGCCGTTGGAGACCTACGGCCCCGACGGCATGAAGGCCCAACGCGTCCTGGTCTGCGGCTGGGACGACCGGGAACTGGTGGTCGGGCAACTGCTGGGCGACGGCTACGAGTTTGGTGGCCGCGGCCGGGCGGAGTACCCCGACAAGCCCGACGTGGTGGCCATGCGGGTCCGCTGCGAGCCGCTGGCCGACGACGTTACGCCGCAAGTCCTCGAAGAACTGACCGAGGGGCTCAACCATTACAACGGCTTTGCCAGGGTCACCGTCAACTACGAGCTGCTGGCTGCCTCCGACCGGGCAGACCTGCCGGCCGTCGAGGAGGGGACGCTGCTGACGTATCAGCAGCAGCCGGGCGATGAGACGATGATCCTGCCCGGCCACGCCTTGACCTGGGCCGGCGCCCCCGGAGTGCCCGTGCCGCCCGAGGCCGTGCCGGCGATCCACGTCCCCATCGTCGAGCATCAGTTTACCTGGCACCGGGTGGTCCGCCCACCCTGGGAGGCGATTCGCCAATGCGTGGGCACAGTCAACGACGCGGTGTTCCTGGGGGCGGCGGCCGGCACGGTCTTGTTCGCCGGGGCGACCAGCGAGCGCGAATTCATCCGCATCGACGACCTGGCCAACCCGGCGCTGAGCTGGCGGATGGGCTATTTGTTTCGGGAGAAGGCCGTCAAGACCGGCGGCGGCAGCGTCGCCGGCTGGAACCATGCCTATCGCTCTCTGCCGGCCGACGACCCCGGCTGGGACGAGCTGGTCGATGCCGGCGGTAACGGGCCCTATCCGTCCAGCGACTTTTCCCCACTGTTCCAGTTCGCGGCAGACTAGGGGGATCACGAAGACGCCACGCCGCATCGTGTCGCAATAGCCCCGCCCGGGAGGGCGGGGCGGACGATCGTGTCGCAATAGCCCCGCCCGGAAGGGCGGGGCGGACCACGCGGCATCCCAGGAACCCCGCCCTGCCGGGCGGGGCTGCCAAGGAGCCCAACGAAGGCGCGCTTCCTTCGGGAGAGGATGACAATGGCAGAAGGTGAACCTGGCGTCCCGCTCCCCGCTCCACCGGGAACGCTGATCGCTCTGTTTGAGCTGACCCAGGCGATGGTCTATCCCGACGGGACCGATCCAGACGAGCCGGACGTGCCCTTCAGCCCAGGGGCAAAGCAGGTCTGGCTCGATCACGGCAACGACCAGTACGGCGGCACCGCCCACTCGCCCGACACGACACTCTATCACCCCACCGCCTTCCGCGACGCGGCCGGGTTGCCGATGGGCGCGCCCACGTTCTGCGCGGGGATGCGATGCTACGCCTGGTACAACCGCCAGAGCGGCCGCTGGGAGATCATCGCCCCGGCGCTCAGCCTCGTGCGGATCGAGCTGGCGGCCACGCTGATGCCGGGTGACACCTCGGTCACCGCCAACTTGATCGACGACCCGGCCGAGCCGGAGATTACCGTCTACGTCAACTCGGCGGATTACTCTGGCGTGGGTCGGGCGGGCAGCGGCACCTACGGACACGCCGGCACATTCGGCCTGGCCGTCTGGAGCCCGGTCCGCAGCCGGTGGGAGGTCGTCATCCTACAGGCGAAGCTGATCTCGGCAGGCAAGGCCGACGGGGCGATCACGACGGGCGCAACCGGCACGGTCTCGCTCTGGTGGAAGGACTACGCGACCGGGAACCTCGTCGACAGCGGCCAAGACGTCACGGCCCTGAACTGGCTGTGGCCGGACATCGCCCAAGGCGACAAGGTCGTCGTCTGCTACGACCGGCAGGAGAACCGCTGGACCGTAATCGGGGCAGAATAACACGACAAGACTAGGTTCACCACGGAGTTACCATGTAGTTAAAGACAAAGGGCCAGTTGCCTCACAACGGGAGAGGCGGTAGGAAAGTTCAGGTTCGTTCAACGAACTTTTCCCAACTCTATCCTGGAGGAGGAACTGGCCATGCGTAAGGTTATCATGATTGGTTGCGATTTGCACGACGGGTCGATGTTGTTGAGAGTGGCCGTGGACCGAGCGGGAGCGGAAACCCTGCAGGTGAAGAATGC